ATTCCAGCACGGCTGGTTCGAGCGGCTATTCCAGCACGGCTGGTTCGAGCGGTGATTTCAGCACGGCTGGTTCGAGCGGCAATTCCAGCACGGCTGGTTCGAGCGGCAATTCCAGCACGGCTGGTTCGAGCGGCAATTCCAGCACGGCTGGTTCGAGCGGCTATTCCAGCACGGCTGGTTCGAGCGGCTATTCCAGCACGGCGGCAGCCACTGGGGCTTATTGCAGCGCAAAAGCAGATGGAAAAGACAATATCGCCGTCGCAAACGGCGCGCACAGTAAGGCACGGGGCATTCTGGGCTGCTATCTGGTGCTGACCGAGTACGACGATGACGGCAATATGCTGTGGGCAAAGATGGCAAAAGTAGACGGTGCTCACATCAAAGAAAACGTCTGGTACACGCTCAAAAATGGCGAGTTTGTGGAGGTCAAGCCGTGAGGAAGCATTGCAACAAGCGCTGGCTTGAACAGCGGTGGGATGCAAGGCAGCCGGAGCGGTTGGAGCACATCCAGATGAAGCGGCAGCTGAGAGCAAAAAAGGAGGTGGACGATAATGCGGCCAAGCATCGGGATCGCAGAGTGCTGCCAGATCATGCGGGACAATAACATTTCGGTGAGCGAGCCGATCTTTACCGGTATGATTCAGGCCGGCAGCTTCCCGGCATGGGCGGTTCCGTCTATTGACACCAAAAGCGCCGCCCCGCTGATCTCACGCGCCGGATTTATGGCGTGGATGAAGGATTTCTACAAACTTGAGAAGATCTACACAAAGGAGGACCCGAAAGAATGAAACTCAAATCCACTACTTACTACTGGATGGCCGTCATTTTTGGCGGCGTTGGAATGGGCGCAGCTATGGGCGCAGAGGGCACCGCGCAGACCACCGGATACATCTCCGGCACACTGTTTGCGGTGTCGCTGGTGCTGATTTTGGCCGCTGCTCTGCTGGCTCGTCTAGGCTTTGCCGCAGAGGACAGGGAGAGAGCCGCAAAGCGGCGCAAGTACGGCAAGATCAACCGCACCCACACCCGCAACCCGGAGTATCCGGAGAATCAGGAGCGTGGGGCATGAGCGACTTCAAGATCTACACCCGCATCTGCGTTGACTGCGGCAAAGTGATGCACAATGTAGGCCGCCGCGCTGAACGGTGCCCGGAGTGCCGCGCCGTACATATCAGGGTGAAGTCCGTTGAGACTCATCATCTGAAGCAGACGGAGCAGCTTGCAAGCCAGCAGGAAAAGCGGGTGAATGCAATCCATCAGGGGCTTGTGTACGACAACGAACGCTTTACGGCAAGCGCCGGAAGCTACGGCAAAGGCCGTATCAAGGAGATTCTGGCAGCACAAAAGAAAAAGCAGCCCGCTGGTGTTGGCGCACCGGCAGACTGCAAGGGTTGATGGATTTTACAGGTCACATCAACCCGAAGATAACACATTTTCGGAGGTTTTACAAGATGGAAAAGAATTTTGTTGAGGTTCAGGGGCGCTTTTCAAGCGATGGTAAGTTTGTTGGCGGGAGCTACGTTCCGGAAGTCCTTGACCGGCTGATGGGTGACGTCTACTACACTCTCGGTCAGGCTGAAAGCCTGTACCGCCTGCGCGTCACGGTCGAGATGGAAGATCTGGGCGCCGAGGTCAAGTTCGGCAAGTCGACGCATGAGAAAGCCGCCGTTGAGACGCAGGTGCCGACCGTACCACGCTGTGTGACCGCTGGCAAGCTGATTCCGGCTCAGAGCGCTGCCCCTGCGACTGTTGACCCCGCGCCTGAGGTGGTAGCATGAACCCGATGTATGATCTCTCATTGGACGGCTATGGCCTGCCGCTTGATCCGCCCGATGATTACTATTTCCTGCCGCGAGGGGCAGAACAGACAGAAGATCAGGAGGATGAAGAGTAATGGAAAGCACAAGCATTTACGCCGCTCTGGCCGCTGTGCAGAGCGAACTCAAGGCCCCTAAAGGGCAGATGAACACCTTCGGCGGGTACAGATATCGTTCCTGTGAGGACATTTTGGAAGCAGTGAAGCCTATTCTCAAGGCTCATGACCTGCTGCTTACGCTCTCCGATGAACCGAAGGTTCTTGAGGGGTGGCACTACATCGAAGCCACTGCAAAATTGGAATCTCTGGATGGTGGCTGCATTTCCGTGAAGGCATACGCAAGAGAGCCGGAGCAAAAAACCAAGATGGACGCTGCACAGGTGACGGGAACATCCAGCAGCTACGCCCGCAAGTATGCCCTGAACGGCCTGTTCTGCATCGACGATACCAAGGATGCCGACACGGACGAGTATCATACGGCAGAAGGTCGAAACCCAGCAGGTGGGAACAAGCCGCCGAAGCAGTCCGCCCCGAAGCGTAATGCTCCTGCCCCGAAATCGCAGCCTGTACAGGAAAAGTCTTTTGTCTGCGCCTGCTGTGGCAATCCCTTGCAGCCGGTGACCTATAAGGGCCGCACCGTGGAACCGGCAGAGACCGCCGCCAGCACCAAGAAGAAGTTTGGGCGCATCCTGTGCTGGACGTGTGCCCAGAAGCAGCCGAAGGAGGGCTGATCTATGCTGAACACGATTGCAATTATGGGCCGCCTGACCCACACCCCGGAACTCCGCACCACCACAAGCGGCAAGGAGGTCTGCTCCTTTGACATCGCTTGCGAACGCAGCTACTCTGCAAACGGGCAGCGTGAGACGGATTTTATCCCCTGTGTGGCGTGGAGCAAGACGGCGCAGTTCATCTCCCAGTATTTCGACAAGGGCAGCATGATCGCCGTCAATGGCAGCTTGCAGACCCGGAAATATCAGGACAAGCAGGGCAACAACCGCACTGCCTATGAGATTCAGGTGCGTGAGGTCAGCTTTTGCGGCTCGAAAGCCCCTGACAGCACGTCTACACGGGGGTTTGATGAACAGACGAAAAGTTATGCCAGCGAAGCTAGAAACGCTCAGAGCGCCCAGCAGGCGGCTGAGACCGGCACGGACGATTTTGCCGTTATCAACGACGATGAAGATTTGCCGTTCTGAGCGGCAGAAATGAGGGAGAGAAAAATGCCAGCAACAAGAAATATTATGCCGGAAGAGGTGCGCAATGCAAAGCTTCTTCTCAGCAAGGGCCTGTCCGATGCAGAGGTCGCAGCCATTAGAGGTTAAGATCATTGATCTGTAAAAACCCAAGAAAACCCATCGGTTTTTTTAAAAACCATTTGGTTTTCAAAAACGGAAAGGAGGTGGTTAGTGGTGGACGATATCGAAATGTCCCGCCCGAAAGGGCTGCTGATCCTGTTCACATCGTTCAAGATGTTGGATATTCTGCCAGATTCAGAGTTCCGTCATGTCGTGAACGCTATGCGGGCCTATGTGGAAACCGGGAGCGAACCGGAAGGCCTTGAGCTTATCGAACAGGTGGCGTTTGAATCCCAGCGGGAAGCAATGAACGGGAGCATTGAGACGTACCAACGCTCTATTTTTGCAAATCGACAAAATGGTAAAAAAGGCGGAAGGCCCAGAAAATCCACTGAAACCGACGGGATTGCAGAAGAACCCACAGAAACCCATGGGTTTTCCGAGAAACCCACAGAAACCGATAAAACCTATAATAAAAACAAAAATAATAATAATTCAGATACTAAAGTATCTGATAGTAGTAGCGCTGAAGCACTGCCCCCTACAACCAAGAACAGGTTTTCACCGCCAGATGTTGAAACGGTGAAAAGTTACTTTGCGGAGAAGGGTGGCACAGAAACGCAGGCTATTCGGTTCCATGCCTATTACGAATCCAACGGCTGGAAGGTGGGCCGGAATCCCATGAAGAACTGGAAAGCAGCAGCATCCGGGTGGATATCCCGCGATAGGGATGAAGCAAAAAAGGCGAATGCCCCGCGCAACCGGGCGTTCATGGCAAGCCGCCCGGCAGAGGAAGCCGAAAATGCAAAGAATTTTCTGGCAGACGCAGCCCGGCGAAGGCCGTTGAAAAAGCAATAGCCGCTACATATGCGCTCAGACCGGAATACGCAGCTCTCTGAGCATGGTTTTAGGGTAAACCGGCAAAGTTATACTACAAAACGCAAAACGCCGTTCAGGGCCGTTTCTCGTGCTCTGAACGCATGGAGGTAAAAAGCACTATGAACCTGTATGAGATCAACTCGCAGATTTTGGACTGCATCGATCAGGAGACCGGCGAGGTTATGGACATCGACCGGCTGGAAGAGCTGAACATGGCAAAGGCCGAGAAGGTGGACAACATCGCCTGCTGGGTAAAGAATCTCGAAGCCGATGTTGCGGCCTTTGAAGCGCAGGAAAAGGCCTTTGCTGACCGCAGGGCAGCCGCAAAGCGCAAGATCGACAGTCTCAAGCACTATCTGACCGATGCTCTGGGTGGGCAGAACTTCAGCAGCGACCGGTGCGCGGTGAGCTTTCGCCGCAGCAAGGCGGTCAGCGTGCTGGATGAAGCCGCTGTTCCTGCTGAGTACATGACCGAGAAGACCACCCTCACACCCAACAAGACGGCCATTGCGGCCCTGCTCAAGACCGGCACGGCAGTGCCCGGCTGTGAGCTGGTGGAACGCGTGAACCCGTCCGTGAAGTGATGGGGGAAGGATCGCAGGCCGATATCACCGCTGCCCCCCGTGAAGCTGCAAGGCTGCGGGCGAGCGAACTGACAAGGAAGGAGCTCGGAAAAGAAAATCAGGAGGTGCAGACCGATGGTAAAACTTGAACCCTGCAAAGACTGCCCCGACCGGCACCCGATCTGCCACGACAGCTGCCCACGGTATGCCGAGTACAAGCGTCAGTTGAAAGCGCAGCGCATCTACACCAACGGGAACCATGCGGCGGAGCGGATCAGCCGCAACGATTTCAACAAAGAAGGATGGATGGGAGGAAGAAAACGGTGAGAACCCATAAGCCTCTCATCGGCACGCCCATGTGGCATGTGCTGGAGCACCTGTACTACGAAAAGACCCGCGCGGGACCGCTGATGGAATATATGGTCCGTGAAGCCCGTGTGACCGGCTATTTTCAGGGTGGCTACACCGAGATCAGGCTGACGGGAAAGAATGCGGGCGGGTACCTGACACCGTTTTCCTACCCACTGAGCGACATCGGACGCAGGCTGTTCTATACCCCGGAAGAAGCCGCACAGCTTGCAAAGCGCATGACCGAGAACGAGGAGAAAATGCTCTGGTGCAGTGATCCGCTGCGCAGGCCGTGGGCAGAGTACATCATGCCGGTGGCGGAACAGACAAGCTTATTTCAGAAGGTGAGCAGATGAAGTACAAGCCCGGACAGTATATCGTTTCGCTCGATCATCTGATGGAGCAGGAACTTGTTTATTACGGCGGGAAACTGCTCCACAAGGGATGGTTTGGCAACTGGCAGCTGTGGTATGCGAAAGCTGAGCTTGCCAGACTGCGCATTCGGGAAGCTGTGAGAACGGAGGAAGAACATGAAACCGAAAACGAAATCCGAGCTGATGGCAGAATGGGCCAGCCAGCCCGGGCAGCTCAAGAAAGAGCGGGAGGTCAAGGATGTCCGCAAGGCGATGGACGATGCCCGCGCCGTGATGCAGGACGGTCTGAACCGGTACGTCAAGAAAAAGACCAAAGCCCGCAGCATGGCAAAGGCTGAAGCTGACCCCTTTGCTGAGCTGGAAGGCTGGGAAAGCATGGAACAGATCCAGGATGCCTACGGCTATGGCGAGATCACCGCCGACAAACGGGACAAACTCACCGACCTGTGGGAAGCCCGGGAAGCTGCCAGGAACAGCCGCAAGGGCGCGGACAAGTACCACGACCTTGTGACGGAGATGCTGGAAACGGCCATCCGCCGGGTGGGCAATGAGTACGCAGATATGCTGTTTGAGTATGACCAGCAGCGCAGGGAAGCTGAAAAGCAGTGCGAGCAGCTGGCAATGGAAGGGATGATGAAAAAATGAAGGCTGTTCTGATAAGCATCAAGCCCAACTGGTGCAAGCTGATTTGGAGCGGGATGAAAACCGTAGAGGTGCGTAAGACCCGCCCGACGCTGAAAACGCCGTTCAAGGCGTACATCTACTGCACCGGTCACGATGGCTGGGTCATGAAATTGCCCAAGGCTGGCGTGCAGAAAATGGACAGCGAAGTGATCGGCGAGTTCACCTGCGACAAAATCGACAAGCTCGTCCACGTCGGAACGATGATGGACATAAACATTTTGACATCGGACGGGTGGTATAAACCGGCAGATGCACTGCTTCAAGCCGCCTGCCTGACCGAAGAAACCGTTAAAAAATATCTGCAAGGTCGTAATGGCTACGGCTGGCACATCTCTGACCTGAAGATTTATGACAAGCCCAGAGACCTTGATGAATTTTCAAGATTTGGTTTTTTGGGAATGGGCAGATCAAATTGTGTTTGCGGAAATCGGCGTTGTGAAAACTATGAACCGTCTTATCACTACATGATTCCACCGACTTGCAAAATCGACGGATGTTCCATTTGCCGCCCGCCTCAAAGCTGGTGCTACGTGGAGGACGGCAGATGAAATTAACCCTCTACGGCGACCCGCGCACAAAGAAAAACTCTGCACGCATTCTCAAAAGCCGCTCAGGCGGGCGCTTTGTGGCCCCTAGCAAGGCCTACGTGGATTATGAGACGGACTGCCTGCGGCAAATCAAAAGGCCGCGCAGCCCTATCTCTGCCCGTGTGAACGTGAGGTGCGTATACTACATGAAAACCGCCCGCCGGGTCGATCTGGCAAACCTCATCGAGGCGACCACGGACATTCTGGTGAAAGCCCGCGTGCTGGAGGACGACAACAGCCACATCGTTGCCGCCCACGATGGCAGCCGGGTGGGGCTTGACCGGGAGAAACCCCGGGTGGAAATTGAGATTGAAGAAATGGAGGACGAAAATGGCTGAATATCATGTTGGATGTGGGCTATTTGGAACCATCTATGCCGGAACGATGATGAAGCAGCGGAAAGATGGATTGCAGTTATGGAAAAGCAAGTCTGATGTGACCGACGAAGCAGTTTCCGCTGTTCTGACTCATTTTATTACTGAAATGGGAAATTCAGACAAAACAAAGCTCGAAAAGGTGTGGGGCGTTATCGGAAACAGGAAGCTAAAAGTCACTTTTGAGATTTTCGCTAGCAAGGAGGAAAACAATGACCCGCACATGGACACCTGACACCGACACACCAAAGCCTGACAGCGGCGTGGACTACCACGCCGTCAAGTCGTGGTTTAAGCAGCTTCGGACCATGGATGACCGAATTGACCGTATCCAGCTGGACATCCGGCAGGCGCATGACAAGGCCACGAAGTGCACCGCCAGCATGACCGGAATGCCCGGCGGATCCGGGCACGGAGACAAAATCGGGCTTTGTGCCGAAGAAACAGACGAAAACGAGCGCAAGATACAAGAGCTACAATCCGAGCTCGAAGTTTTGCGGATGGAAGCAAAGCGCCGAATCAAGTACATTGCGGGCACCAAAAGCAGTGACATGATGCAGGCATGCTTGTATGGCTACTACGTCCAGAACCAAAAGCAGGTCGTCGTGGCCCGCAGTCTTGGCCTGCCAAACGAAAACCGCGTTTCTTTGTATGTGCGGGATGGATGCAAGCAGCTTGCGCAGATTTGGCATCAATTTATGTAATTTTCTTACATGTTGTCGTTATTGTTGTTACATGTGAGATGTGGTAAAATTGGTATAAGCGGAACCGCCGAAAGCGGTGAGACGCTTGCCACGCAGCCTCCGAAACGTGTCCCTTCTTGGCATTTTCCTCTTCCTCCTTTCAAGCTTGCAGGTTTTTGCTCTCTCTTCACGTTTCGCGCTGCTTCTATGCGATACACTGAAACAAAGGCAGCCTGCCGCTCATGAGAGACAGGAGGCGGTTCGATTCCGCCGTATCGCACCGTATGGCGCATGGACTAGACAACCCGCAAGGCCGCACGTGCAACCTCCCGTGCCAAGAAAAGGCCTTAGAATCCTTGCCAAGGTGTAGCTTTCCTGACAGGATGTGCGCCAACCAACAGCCCCGGCGGCGAACCGGAGCTGTTTTTATATGGCCGCCTGAGCGCAGTTTGGAGCGCGGCGCGTGTGTGTAGACACGGCTGGTTCGATTCCAAGGGCGGCTTTTATACTCCGGTAGCTCAAGCGGTAGAGCAGCGGTCTCCAAAACCGCATGTTGCAGGTTCGAGCCCTGCCGGGAGTGCTTGCGTGCCCTATGAGGGGGCCGCGCAATAGCGGGGCATCCGGCCGCGAAAGTTCCGGATGCAGCAGTGCCCACCGTTTGACGCCTGTCCAACGCACTGAATGCACGGGCGCTGCTTATATGCCGTCATAGCTCAACTGGGAGAGCGCAGCCCATTTAAGGCTGGACAACGTTGGTGACACCACGGGAACATCACTGCACAGCCAACCAATGCGCACATCCATTCCGTGGGTGCTGGTTCGAATCCAGCTGGCGGCTAGCGTGATTTTAGAGTGTCCACAGTGGACACTTTTGGAGAGGAGGCATACAAATGTTTGAGCGCTTGAAAGAACTGATTTGCGACATGGCAAAGTTTTTGACGCGTCTCGGCGCTGGCCTTATCCTCTCGGCCTTACCGATCAGCAACAAAGAAAGCCACTTTGTGCGCTATGCGCGGCGTTTCGGTTTCCGTGCAGACCACACAAAACGCGAGCCTCGGGCAGAGATCGGAGGCCGTGGCTGTATCCAAGGAGCACGGCCTGCTATCCGTGCGGATTAACCGCTGTTGATACAATACAATTAAAAACCAGCTTTTTGCATGATGAGCTCCATGCAGCAAAGCTGGTTTTTCTTACGCCGTTTTAGCTCAGTCGGCCAGAGCATCCGGCTCATAACCGGACGTGTGCAGGTTCGAGCCCTGCAAGCGGCACATTCGATATTCTGACCGTTCGGATTTCCGGGCGGTTTTTCTTTTGCATGAGTTTAGAGAGGTGGTGGCGGTGAGCGCGAAGCGGCTGACAGACAGACAAAAAAAGAAGATCGTTGCTGACTATGTGCAACTCCAAAGCTACCGCGCCGCTGCAAAGTTGAACGATGTCTCAGACGCGACGGTTAAGAAAGTCGTGAAGGAAGACCCGGAGAGTGCGCGTTTGTGTGCACAAAAAAAGCGGGAAAATTCGCAGGATATGCTTTCCTACCTAGAGAGCAAGCGCGGGGAAGCACAGAATCTTCTCGGACTGTACTTGCAAGCGATGGCAGACCCGGACAAAATTGAACAGGCAACGCTGCCGCAGCTTTCCACCGCTTTTGGCACCATCGTGGACAAGTTTGCTATGCTGGGAGACCAGAGCGGAATAGAAGCCCCGGACGATGGCCTGCTTGAGGCTCTGAGCGCTGCCGCAGACATCAGCCCGCCGGATGACGTGGAGATGCTGCCGGAGGAAGAGGACGACCATGCGGAAAAGTAACGGTTTTCGTTGGAAAGCCCTCAGCCAGCGGCAAAAGCAGGTCTTGAGCTGGTGGACACCGCAGAGCACATACAGCGGCTACAACGGCATCATTGCCGATGGAGCTATCCGCTCGGGCAAGACCTTTGCCATGAGCTTTTCTTTCGTCCAGTGGGCTATGACTTGCTACAGCGGCCAGCAGTTTGCCATGTGTGGCAAGACCATTGCCAGCTTCCGGCGCAACGTGCTGGGGACGCTCAAGCAACAGCTTGCAGCCCGTGGCTACAACGTCAAGGAGCATCGGGCAGAAAACTGCATGACCGTCAGCAAGGGCGGCAAAGCTAACGAGTTTTACTTTTTTGGCGGCAAGGACGAAAGCAGTCAGGACCTGATCCAGGGCATCACCCTTGCCGGGGTATTCTTCGACGAGGTGGCTCTGATGCCCCAGAGCTTCGTCAATCAGGCCACAGCCCGTTGCTCTGTCACCGGGTCAAAGTTCTGGTTCAACTGCAACCCGGGCAGCCCACAGCACTGGTTTTATCTCGAGTGGGTGCGGAAATGCCGTTCCCGAAAGGTGATGTATCTCCATTTCACGATGGACGACAACCTGTCACTTTCCGAGGACATCAAAGCCAGATACCGCAGCCAGTACAGCGGCGTTTTTTATCAGCGTTTCATTCTGGGCCTGTGGACGGTGGCCGAGGGTCTTGTTTATGACATGTTCGACCGCAAGAAGCACGTCGTTGATGAGCTGCCGGAGCTGTCACCAAAGAGCGCCTATGTGGCGTGCGACTTTGGCACCCAGAACGCAACGGTTTTTTTGCTGCTCCAGAAGCAGGCAGATGCAGACTGCTGGATCGTCACCCGGGAGTACTACTACAGCGGCCGCGAACAGAAGCGGCAAAAGACCGTGGGCGAGTACGTCACAGACCTCAAGGCGTGGCTGAATGGTCTCAAGCCGGAGAGGATCATCGTTGACCCCTCTGCCCTGCCCCTGATTACAGAGCTGCGCAAGAACGGCTTTACCCAGACCCCCGCAAACAACGACGTTCTGAGCGGCATTCTGGACGTGCAGACCATGCTGCAGACCGGGCGGTTGAAGATCTACAAAGACTGCAAGCACACGCTGGAAGAGTTTGGCGTGTACGCTTGGGATCCAGATAAAGACGACACCGTGCTGAAGGTCAACGACCACTGCATGGACGCTATCCGCTATTTCGTGCGCACAAAGCGCCTTGTAAAACTGAGGAATTGATTTTGAGCACTGTATACACATTCCAGACCTTTCAGCAGGCGCAAGCCGCCGGGGAACAGCCTGATTTCATCCGGCGGTTCGTGCAGCAGCACTGCAGTTCCGGACCGTACAAGATGGCGCTGGACGCAGACCTGTACGATGCCCAGAAAAACCCGGGAGCTGAGCGCTTCGCGCAGGCTTACGCTTTGATGCTGAAACGCCTGTCCAAAAACACAAAGCAGGATGTCCTGCACCCCGATATGGTCAAGAGCAATCTTTTCCGGCGGCTCAACAAGCAGCGGGCGACCTACTCCCTCGGCAACGGCGTAGTCTTTGCGGACGATGGCGTGGACAAGGACAGGCTGGGGCAGAACTTTGACGAGCAGATCCAGAAGGCCGGATATTTCGCCCTGATCCACGGTGAGAGCTTCGGATTCTGGAACAGCGACCATTTGGTGGTTTTCAAGCTGACAGAGTTCGCTCCCCTGTACGATGAAAAGACAGGCCTTTTGCAGGCAGGTGTGCGCTTCTGGCGGCTGAATCCTGACACGGATATGCACTATATCCTGTACGAGCTGGACGGCTTCACTGAGTACACGGAAAGCAAAATCGGCAATGTGATGAAGGAGACCGTGTCGAAGCAGGCATACAAGAGCGTGACCGTCACCACACCCGGCGGCGGGCTGGAAAGCGTGGAGGGCGAAAACTACAGCGCTCTTCCCATTGTGCCGCTGTGGGGCTCCGACCTGCACCAGAGCACCCTTGTGGGGCTGAAAGCCTACATTGACAACACCGATTTGGTGCTGTCCGGCTTCTGCAATGACTTGCAGGACTTTTCGCAGATCTACTGGCTGTGCGAAAACTTCAACGGCATGACCGATGACGAGCTGCAGGAGTTTCTCGTCAAGCTGAATCTGTACCACATTGCAGGTGCAGACACCAGCGAGGGCGGAAAGATCACCCCCTACACCACCGAGATCCCCGTGACGGCCCGGCAGGCTCTTTTGGAGCTGCTCCACACCCGGGTGTATGAGGACTTCGGCGGTCTGGATGTGCATTGTGTCAGCGCGGACAGCACCAACGACCATCTGGATGCGGCCTATGAACCGCTGAACCAGAACGCGGACGACTTTGAGGCTCAGGTCAAGCCGTTCATCCGGCAGATCTGCGCACTGGCTGGCTTTGACAACGCCATGCCGGCATTCAACCGCAGCAAGATCACCAACACCGCCGAACAGGTCAGCATGGTGATTTCTGAGGCGCCGATCATCGGGCAGGACATGGCCATTGACCTGCTGCCAAACCTGACCCCGGAACAAAAGGAGCAGGCCAAGGCCGCGCTGATGGCTGAGAGCGCAACACGGGAGACCGTGGACGACGAGGAGGATGAAGACGATGGCGAATCTTAAAATTCCGATGGAAGGGAAAATCGAAATTGAGCTGTCAGAAGAGGCAGAAAATGTTATGCAACGGTTCATTTCCGCTGTTGAACTGCTGCAGGGAACGACTATTGATGTCACAAGGCCAAACGTGCGGATGGTCGGCATTGATGCGTTTGGACGACCGCAGTTTGAAAAAGAGGAGGATGGCGAAGATGAAAAAAAACAGCAAAAATTATGATCCTCTTGGAAGATCGGTCGATGTGATACTTTTTGTCGCTGATTTTGCCGTTGTGGCTGGGTGCTTTCTGGCCGTTGCGCAGGCGATTGGCTTATGACCGACCGTGACCGCATTTCTACCCGCCAGCTGAACCGCCTGCGCCGCCGTATCCTCCGGGTGTACGGCACTGCCCGCCGGGAGATGCAGGATCAGCTTACCGAGTTTCTGGCAAAGTACAAAGCGTTGGACGAGCGCAAGCGGGCGCAGCTGGCTGCAGGCGAGATCACCGAGGACGATTACCGCATCTGGCTGCAAAATCAGGTCTTTCAGTCCGATTTGATGCACGCCAAGCTTGACGGCATCACCCAGACCTGCACCACAGCCCAAGAGACGGCCTACAAGCTAGCCCGGGATGAGCAATACAACATCTTTTCCTTTGGCGCAAACTGGACTTTCTACGAGCTGGAACAGGCCGCAGGCGTGACGTTCGGGCTGACCCTGTACAACACCGAAGCGGTCAAACTCCTGCTGAAAGAGAATCCCCGCATGGTGCCCAACAAGCGCATCAAGAGCGAGAGCAACCGCACCTATGACGCCCGGGTGTTCAACCGCTACGTCATGCAGGGCATCATTCAGGGCAAGAGCGTCCACGACATCGCCGTGCAGGCCGTAAACGGGATGGCTGATACAGAGATCCACTGGGCCATGAGCAACGCCATCACAGCCCTTACCAGCGCCCAGAACGCCGGGGCTTTGCAGCAGATGCGCAACGCTCAAGCTTTGGGCATCGAGGTCAAAAAGCGGTGGAACTCCGCCCACGACTACCGCACCCGTGAAATGCACCGCCTGCTAGACCAGCAGACGGCAGAGCTTGACGAGCCGTTCAAGGTCATGGGCTATGAGATTCAGCGGCCCGGCGACCCCAACGCAGCGCCGGAGATGGTTTACCACTGCCGCTGTGTGCTGTCCTCTGCGCTGGGCAGGTACCCCAGGCAGAACGCCATGCAGCGGGACAATGTGACCAAAGATGCCACCCCCGTCATGGATTACACCGAGTGGTATAAATCCAAGGGCGGCACAGAAGCCGAACAGATGTGGTGGGAGGAAGAGAGAAAACGCAGAAAGGAGAGTGTCAAGAATGAGTAAACGAGGCTCTGGAAGTTCGACAAGGGCAAGCGGTGGGACCGCCAACGAGCACGAGTTTGAATCTTTTGTAAATGGAAAATGGGTCACCGATTACAGCAAAATTGCGGCAGCAGAGACGAAGAAAGCCGCCGTTGTTGTGGACAGTTCGAGATACAAGAAAACGCATAACGATGTTGTGTCTTTTGTGAAAGAGCAAGTTGGCGTTGACCTCAACAAATATCGAAGTGGCGATGGTTCCTCTCCGTCTCACACCACATATTGGGACAAGAGTGGCCCAAAAGTTGCATTTGATCTAAAAGGGATGTCGTCGAGCGACCGCACAAAGCTTATGCAGCTTGCACAAAAGCCGTTTGGCGTGACAGTCGAGCAAGGTGGCGCATGGATTGGCTTTGTTTCGAGGAAAAAGAAGAAAAAGTAAGGCTTGAGAAAGGGGAATAAACCGTGATTCTGCCGATGGAAAACACCGAAAAGATGATTTTTTCGGGCGTGGGCAAGTATGGCATCCCTGAAATCAAGCCGGAAACGGACATCCGCATTGACAAGCTGGAATGGATCCCGGTCAATTATGCGCTGACGGCCAAAGACAAGGCCACAAAAGGCGTGCATTTTTACAAGGACGATTACCAGTTTGAACGGTTCTGGAACAACCCGGACAAGTATATCCCGCTTTTGCAGCAGTTCGGCGCGGTATGTTCGCCGGATTTTTCGCTTTACAGCGATATGCCGCTTGCAGTGCAGCTTTTCATGCACTACAAAAAGCACTGGCTGGCTGCATACTGGCAGGCGCACGGCATCCACGTCATTCCAACGCTCTGCTGGTGCGGCGAGCAAAGTTATGACTGGTGCTTTGATGGTGAGCCCAGAAACGCCATCGTGAGCATTTCGAGCCACGGCACACAGTCTGACCCGTACGAAGCAGAATGCTTTGCCAAACACTGCCGCAAGGCGCTGGAAGTGCTGCAACCAAGCGGTATTTTGTGGTACGGCAAGTGCCCGGCAGAATTTGACTGGAACGTGACCAAAATCAAGCCGTTTCAATACGAGAGGAGGCATTACCGGGAGTAAAAGAGGTTCGGGCAGCTCTGCGAGAGCGGGCGGATTTGAAGTGGTTATTCAAGGGAAAAAGCAAACTTATTTTAGAGCAGCTGGAGGAGAATACAGAAATTTACAAGACCCAAGTCGTGTTATTTCTTCTCAAATGGCGCAAAAACTTTTTAAGAACAATAAAGTGTCGCCTTTATCCAAATCAAAAATGGATGAAATAAAGAAAAGACGGCAAAAAGAAAGGGACGCAAAGCCAGACTATGAGCTGGGAATGGGGATTCCCGGTGGAAATAAAGAATACAGAAAGACAGCAAGAAATAGCAGGCTTGTAAGCAGGATGCAAAGCAGGAGAAGAAGATAAGCCAATAAAATGAAATTCAACTACGACATCAAATTCACCGACAACACCCCGCAGCTGCATGAAGCTCTGGACTCATGGGCAGAGCGGGTGCTGACCATCTGGGGCATGAAAGTGCAGGACTACGCCCAGCTGCTTGTGCCTACTGGCACGGCAGACAGCACGGGCATTGAGGGCTATGTGGGCGGTGCGCTCAAGCAGAGCCTGACCTTTGCCCTCGACCTCGCAAAAAAGACCGTGACTATCGGCAGCAACCTGTTTTACAGCGTGTATGTGGAGCTGGGCACGGGCATCTTTGCCGAGAAGGGCAACGGACGCAAAACGCCGTGGGTCTGGAAGGACTTCAACGGCAAGTGGCACTTTACCCGAGGCATGAAAGCCGCCAATGATGGCAAAGGATTCCTCCGCCCGGCGGTGGAGGAACACATTGACGAGCTGCGAGAGATCGCCGTGGAAGAAGCGGAGAAGGGAGAATAACATGACAGAAAAAGAGAGACTTGAAGATTTGCTCACAATGCATTGTTTTCTCAAAGAAAGAGGACTTGCTATTGCAGAACAGGCAGAAAAAGATATTGAGGAAACCAAAAAGAAGCTCTTAACAATCGAGAGCTGCGGAGAAAAAGAAGTGCTGAGGAAAAAGTTTTTAGAGGAAGGAAAAGAAGCCACTAAAAACTTGCAAGCCCTTTGCGATTTGGTTTATGGCGAGGGTAGAGCAAAGGTTGAGATAACGGTATCGGTTTACGCGGATAAGCCGATATTCAGCAAAGAAGAGGTAGCTGTTATCAAAGAATGCTTGGATTTTCGCAAAGGAGAATAAACATGAAAAAGTTTTTTGCAGCAATTACGCTTTTGGCAGTGTTGCTTCTATGCGGCTGCTCTGAGGCAGACAAGGCGAACGCCAACATCTCAAAGCAGGCCGACTATTTTGAGAGCGAACGCAAGATCACCGTCTACAACGCCCGCACGGACAAGGTCATCATGGAGGCCGAGGGCTATATGTCCATTTCCAACAACTCGAACAACGAGCTGGTCTGCACTGTAAAAATCGGCCCGGACACCTACCGCAAGAATTACATCTACCTGAACGACTACACCATGTATGTGGTGGAGGACATCACCGGCACCCATACCGACCCCTACCACTACAAGCTCTATTTCCACACCGACATCCTGCCCAGTGTGGAAACAAGGCCGTAAAATTTAATACTCAGCGGTTGGCGCACAGCGTCAGCCGCTTTTTTATGCCGTTTTAGCTCAGTCTGGCAGAGCACCGGACTTTTAATCCGGGGGCCGTGGGTTCAAGCCCCACAAGCGGCACCACACCGGCAGCACGTCCGGCAAATAAAACCTTATTGCCAAGCATGGCAGCCCGAGCAAGGGCAGAAAGGACTATCACATGGCACTCGAACGCAAGACTCTCCGGGCGATTCTGGAAGATGAAACGACCGACACCAGCGGCAAGCTCAAGAAAATTCTGGACGTGCTGCATGAGGAAACGGACACCTTGCAGAACCAGATCGATGAGAAGAACGCAGCCCTCGCCAAAGCCGAAAAGGACCGGGACGCAGCCAACGGCGGCAAGGAAGCCGCTGAAAAGGCGCTGACCGACTACAAGGCTCAGCAGACCCAGAAGGACACCCACGCAGCCAAGGAAGCCAAGTTCCGGGAGCTGCTGAAGGCCGCCGGGGTGCTGGACAAGTATGCAGACCGCGTTGTGCGGCTGTCTGGCGAGGATATCGACAAGCTGGAGCTGGACGATAAGGGCGAGGTCAAGGACGCCAAGAAGCACACCGACAGCCTGAAAGCTGATTGGAGCGACTTCGTAGGCACTACGACTACCACCGGCGCAAAGGTGGACACCCCGCCCACCAACACCGGCTCCAAAATGACCAAAGACCAAATTTTTGCAATCAAGGACGCTGGCGAACGCCAGGCCGCGATTGCTGCAAATGCCGGCCTGTTTACAGGCGGCGGAAAGGACTAACACATGGCAGCAAAGACCAATCTGATCACCACTACCGAGATCACCGTCAACCCTCGGGAAATCGACTTTGTGACACGCTTCCAGCGCAACTGGGAGCACCTGCGGGAGATCATGGGCATCATGCGTCCCATTCGGATGCAGCCCGGCACCGTGCTGAAGAGCAAGTACGCCCAGGGCACCCTGCAGAGCGGCACCGTGGCAGAGGGCGAGGAGATCCCCTACAGCCAGTACACCGTCAAGGAGAAGGACTACGGCAAGATCACAATCGAAAAGTACGCCAAGGCCGTCTCCCTGGAGGCAATCCAGAACTATGGCTATGATGTGGCCGTGCAGAAGACCGACGACGAGTTCCTGTTCGACCTGACCGCAAAGGTCACAGACAAGTTCTACAAGTACCTGAACACCGGCAGCCTGAAGGGCACCCCCAAGACCTTCCAGATGGCTCTGGCCATGGCAAAGGGCAGCGTGGAGAACAAGTTCAAGAATATGCACCGCACCGTCACCGGCGTTGTGGGCTTTGCCAACGTCCTGGACGTGGCGGAGTACCTGGGCACCGCCCCGATCACCATCCAGAACCAGTACGGCTTCCAGTACATCAAGGATTTCATGGGCTACAACACCATCTTCCTGCTGTCCGACGGCGAGATCGCAAAGGGCAAGGTCATTGCCACCCCCGTGGACAACATCGTGATGTACTACGTTGACCCCTCCGACAGCGACTACGCCAAGGCTGGGCTTGTGTATACCACCGCAGGCGAGGCCAGCAACCTGATCGGCTTCCACACCCAGGGCAACTACACCACCGCCGTCTCTGAGAGCTTCGCCATCACCGGCGTGACCCTGTTTGCTGAGTACCTGGACGGCATCTCTGTCCAGACCATTACCCCGGGTGAATCGGTCTAACCTGCAAGGGGGTGACTTTGCATGACCGTCCCAGAGCTGTGCGTTTACACGCACAATTTTTTTGACCGGGCAGATGATCCCGTTGCCGGGGAGTTTGCTTTTGAGCCGGATACCGTGCCCGCCGGGGTAGTGCCGGGGCAGTATTTCCTCGTGTGCGGATCCATCTTCAATGACGGCGTGCACAAGGCCGGGGACGGCGATCTGACCGCCGAGACCTTCACCGGGACGGTGCAGCCCATGCGCGTGCCGCCTGATTTTGTGGCGCTGGCTGAAAAAATCGACGCATACGACAAGGCACTGCCGTCCGGCGGCGTGTATGTGTCCCAGTCTTTTGCCGGGTGGTCCGGCACGATGGCTACAGGCGCGGACGGCCTGCCTGCAGACGGCAAGACCCGCTATAAATCCGAGATCAATCATTGGAGGAAGATGTGACATGGTCAACGCGTTCACTGCATCCACCGTGATGCAGAGCTTTACCCAAAAATACCGTTTTCAGACCCGCAGCTATGAGCCGGACGGCGTGGGCGGCTTTGTGTCCGGCTGGAAGGACGGCCCAGAGTTTGAGGCCGTGGAGCGTCACGATACCACCGTGGAAGCTCAGGTGGCAGAGCAGGCAGACACAGCATCCACCTACACGCTGCTTGTTGGCACCGGTGTTCCGCTGGCTTTCCCGGACTACATCAAGCGGGTGAGCGACGGGCAGACCTTCCAGATCACCAGCGCAGCAGACGAAACCAAGGCCCCGCCGGAATCCGGCATGGGGCTGCGAGCCGTCAAGTGCAAAAAGGCGGTGCTGCCTTGATGGGACCGTCTGAGAGCATCAACCGGGCGCTGAACGCTTTTTTCAACGGATTTGGCATCCCGGGCTATCTGGAAGATAACATCCCTCCTGCCGCTTCACTGCCCTATCTGACCTACAAGCCCACCATCCCCGGCGGGTGGAACGAAACGGCATCCTTCCACGCCCGGCTGTGGTACCCCAGCAAGGGCGGCAGAGCCCCCATCCTGCAAACCGAGGATACGATCAGCGCGGCCCTCGAGGACAGCATAACGCTTTCCTGCGAGGGCGGCGCTATTCTTTTGCAAAAAGGCACCCCATGGGCACAGCCCCTCGACAACCCGCCTGAAGGGTATCTGTGCGAATACCTTATTTTTGAACTTACACGGCTTATACCGTGAGTAAAGGAGCAATATGGCAAGAAAATTTTCCAAAATTTCGCAGGAAGCGTTCAAGTCCATGCAGTTCAATTCCGGAATCGTGGTCAACAAGTTTGACGTGACCGGAACGACCGAAGTGCAGGATGCAGACATCATCACCGCCACCACCGGCGGCATCACCGCGACCTGCAAGGCAAACTTCACCGATCTGGGCGCGGACGTGGACAACGCCCAGAAGAACACCGCAGAGCTGATGCAGATCGAGGACTACGACTGCACGCTGGCCTTTACCGCCCTGAACGCAACCACTGACGTTATCAAGCTGGCCCTTGGTGCAGCCGATGTGGCAGAAAAGAAGGTCACGCCCCGCATGACGCTGGATCCCACTGAAAGCACCGGTGACTTCAAGGACATCTGGTGGGTCGGCGATACCATCGACGGTGGCTTTGTGGCTGTCCGTCTGATGAACGCACTCTCCACCGGCGGTTTGACCCTGAAGACGACCGACAAGGGCAAGGGCAACATCTCCGTCACCCTGACCGGCTGCCCCCGTCTGGGCAGTGACGTGGTGCCTATGGAGTGGTACTACAGCCCCAAGGCCGCAGCATAAGGAGGACACCGCATGAAATTTTTGACAGAGCTGCCCGATGAAGATTTTCTGCGCCACTGCTGGCAGATCGCCGATGTGGCAGAGGAAGTCTTGGAAAAATCCAAGATCATGGATCTGCTCAAGGTTCTGCCGGTCCTGACCGGAAAGGAAACACCGGAGGAGCTGGAACAGAAGAAGAAGGAGCAGGCAAAAAAGAACATTCAGGCTATGGCAAAAAGCTTGCTGTTCGACAATGCCGCTGCCACCGCAAAGCTGCTTCCGCTGCTCTATGAGCCGGACGTGGATGAAAACGGGGTGGTTGAAAAAATCGGCCCGTTCAAGAAGATGCGCGCGGTGAAAGAACTGCTGAACAACGATGATGTGATGGATTTTTTGCTCTGGTGTCTGCCGTTGGTGCTGGCGGGTACAGACGCCTGATTTCTTCCATCAGCCCGGACGCACTGCGGCTGTTTGGCAGGCCGTACATTTTGCAGCATTGCCTGAACACTTTGCGGCAAGAGCGCATCACGCTCAGCTATCAGGCGTACATGACGGACGCTCTGGCGCACCTTATAGGCGCGGAAGAGCGGTGGTACGACATGGTGGCCGGGCTTGTGGAAAACCGCCCACAGCCGCCGCAGCCGTCCGCTGATGAAGTGATAGCACGCATTAAAAATGGCTTGAACGGGGGTGATGGAACCTGAAACTTTTTAAATTGAGCGCCACCCTCGGGCTGGACGACAGCGCCTACCGGCAGGGCATCCAGAATGTGCAATCCGAGACGAAAAAAACCGTTTCTTCGCTGTCAGGAGAGTACAGCAAGGCCGCAAAGGCCGTAGTAGAGCTGACCAGACGTTACAACGAATCGGTGGGCAGGACCGGCAAAGCGTCCTCTGAGACCAAAAATCTCAAGACCATGTTGGCACAGGCAGAAGCACAGCTCAGGGCAACCACGACCGCGCTGAAAGCTGCAAACAACGGCATGGACGGCTTTGCCAGCTCCACGGATAAGGCATCCGGCAAATCTCTGGCCGGTGCCATTGCGCAGGGCACGGTCATGGCGAGCGTTTTCTCGAAGCTCGGCTCCGCTGCACTCAGTGCCGCAGAGGGGTTCATCTCTTCCGGCATCGAGTACAACGCCCAGATCGAGAAATACACCACCGGCTTTACCAATATGTTGGGCAGCGCGGAAGCGGCGCAGCAGGTCATGAGCCAGATCCAGGAAGACGCTGCAAAAACCCCTTTTGATGTGGCGAGCCTGACACAGGCCAACCAGTACCTGATCTCTGCGGGCGAGAACGCTTCCTATGCACGCAATACCATCATGGCGCTGGGCGACGCGGTCTCTGCGACCGGCGGCGGCAACGACGAGCTGAACCGCATGTCCCAAAACCTGCAGCAGATCGCCAACACCGGAAAGGCTACAGCGGCCGATATCAAGCAGTTTGCTTATGCCGGCATCGACGTGTATGGCATTCTGGCCGACTACACAGGCAAGTCCACCGCCGAAGTGCAGAAGATGACCATCAGTTATGATCTGCTGACGCAGGCTTTGCAGGCCGCTTCCGAAGAGGGCGGGCGTTACTACAACAGTATGGACACCCAGAGCCAGACCATGAATGGCCGGGTATCCACCCTGAAGGACAACGTGAGCCAGCTGGCCGGATTGCTGACCGGCGATTTATCCAGCGGCATCGGCGTTGTAATCGGCAATCTGAATGATCTGATCGTAAAGGCGCAGGAAGCCTACAAAACTGACGGCTGGATTGGTCTCGCAGGCGCGATCACCGGCCTGACGGAGCCTATCAACACGGCAAAAAATGCTCTCAAGGACTTCGCAAGCAAAGCAACCACGTGGCTGGATCAGCTGAGCTATAAACTCAACCGTTTTCTCGGAAAAGCCGCCACGGCAGACTTCGATACCTACGAAGAGTACGCGGATGCAAATAACCGGAAGAGCAACAAAAACCGTTTACGGCAAAATGCTCTGAATGGCATTGGCATCAGCAACAAGAGCTGGTCGGAGCGTCAGGCAGAGCTGGCGGCGGCCAATGGCAGCGGCGGCAGCTCCATTACAACCAGCCCGTCTGGTTCTTCAACTAGGAGAAGATCCGGCTCCTCCGGCTCCAAGTCCACCACCGAAACTGTCATTTCGTCCATCTCCAGCACGGCTACGCCCACCGCACAAAATGCGCTGGGCACTGTGACCACCAGCATCCAGACCCTTACTGAAAAGGTCAAGGACAGCGCGGGCAAAATTAAAGACCGCATCACCGAGACCACCACCACGACTGGCAAGGAGATGGTGAACGGTGTCGCCACGACCTTTAAACAGGTCGAGACCAAAGTCAACGGCACGGTCACAAAGGTCACAAAGACCTATGACGACATGTCGAAAACGCTGTTGGGCACCTTTACCAACATTTCTGAAACCACCGTTGACGGCATCACCACAAAGGTGCAACAGGCGGTGGAAAAGTACGCGGACGGCAGCGAGCATATCAAGAAGACCGTCACAGAGACCGGACAGCGCATCGGCGAGAACGGCGCGGAGACTTACGAGAAGATCATCACCTACATCGACGGAATTCAAGATAAGGTGACGGAAACCTCCAACGAGATCGACAAGAGCGTAAAGGGTACCCAGAGCCGCATTGACCAGCAGCTGAGCGAGGCTTCTGGCCAGCTGGATAAGGGCATTTTCGGGCTGGTAAAAAGCGCCTTTAGTGATGCCAAAAACGGCGACTGGGCAGGTCTTGGGCTGGATTTTGTCAATCTGATCTGGGGCGAAGTATCGCAGAAGCAGCGTGACGTGATCTCTGATTGGCTCAATAAGGCACTGACCGCGGTCAATGAGGGCTACTTCAGCGGCGGCATCGGTAAGGCATTTGATATCTTCCAGAAGCTTTTTTCTGACGGCGGGGTAAAATCCGATATCGACGGTGTGACCAACTCGGTCAAGGCTTTTGGCGAGATCATCGACGGTCTTGCAAAGTCCGGCGGCGTGGGCGGAGCACTAGGCAACATCGTCCAGAGCTTTTCCGGCATGGCAGGCGGCATCACGTCTGCGCTTGGCACTATTGTGTCTTTCGTTGCAGCAAATCCTATTCTTGCCCTGATCCTGGGCGTGGGCGCAGTCGCTGGCGGCATTGGCCTTGCCATGTGGATGGACAAGAAGAATAATCAGAAGCCTGTCAGCCACTACCAGAGTCCCTTTGACAAAACCGGCGTGTATGACAGTCTGGGCACCTTCTCCACCCGTGCGGCCCTGCAGTACCGCGTTACCGGCCAGCAGTCCATTGTTGACCGGCAGACCAGCATTCTGGAACGCATCGAGGGGATGCTGGACGAGCATCTGCCCGACATCGGCAAGGGTCAGGTGGTCATGGATTCCGGTGAACTGGTGGGCGTGCTGTCGACCCGCATGGCGACCAACGTAGATGCACGCATCGGCGTGACAGTGGAACGGAAAGCGAGGGGTGTGTAATGGCAAAGCTTCTGGGGGCAAAAATCGGCAATTTTCACACCCTGACAGATTGGGGGCTGTACCTCAAGGTAGGCAGCCCTGAAATCGGCGCGGCAGAACCGGAAGAATACCTTGTGCAGGTCACCGGATCTGATTCACTGCTGAACCTGACCACATGGGACGATGGCAAGGTGCACTATAAAAAGCGCACCATCACCATGGAACTGCTGTGCAACGCGCCAAAAAGCAAGTGGCCTTACATCGAAAGCACCATTGCCAATGCCATTCATGGCAAGTGGCTACAGTGCCGCTTTGATGAAGACCCGGCGTGGTACTGGGAAGGGCTTTGGAAAGTCACACCCTCCCGCGACCGGCTTTCCAGCACCTTTACCATCACCGGCACCTGCAACCCCTTCAAGCGCAGCGTCTACGACGGCACCAACGACTGGCTGTGGGATGACTTCAACTTTGAAACGGACATCGTGCGCAACTACACGAATATCCCACTCAAGGCGGGCGAGGACAAAGAGGTGTCCATCACCGGTGCACCGCGTGCGGCCGGCATCTACTTCCAGCGCAGCGAGACCGCCGCAAACATCGCGGTGTCTCTCAATGGCTTTGAGGTGGGCATTCTGGCCAAGTCCACCGACTGGCAGTATATCGAGGGGCTTACTATGCCGGACGGTGTGGTGGGCACCCTTGTTTTCGCTGCATCGGCAGACTGCAGCATTAGTATTAAATATCTGGGGGCAAGCCTATGAGCTATAAAGTTTATGCTGGTGTGCAGACGGATGTAGACACATGGAAAACTAGGGTCTGTATCCACGATATCAGCGATATTACCGACACGAAAAAGCTCATCAGCCCCACGCTGACCCGCGAAGTGGGTAAAGCTGGCTCTTTCGAGTTTACCATGCCGCTGGGCAATGTGGCACACTCTGCGCTGCAAAAGCTGCGCACTACGGTAGAGGTGGAACAGGACGGCGTTTCCATCTGGCAAGGCCGTCCTATGAGCCATGAGCAGGATTTTTTGATGCGTCAGAAAATCTACTGCGAAGGGGAGCTTGCGTATCTGAATGACAGCGGCATTGCGCCATACGCTGCAAAAAATGTGAGCTTTTCGCAATTTTTGGAATGGATCTGCGATAACCACAACGGAATGGTAGATGCATACAAAGCTTTTACTCCCGGCAATGTGCAAATGGACATTCCCATGATCGTGCCCTATATCGATGGCATCAAAGTCGTGCAGGTGGGTTACAGCTACGATTCTAATGATGGAGATTACATTTACCATTGGGGAATTGTAGATCCCGTGGATGGAAAGACGAATATTTTCTATGAGGAAACAGAGATCAACAAAGCTTCCTGCCTGAGCTGGGAAATCGATGAAGAGCACATTGCGGAAGGTCGCATTATTTCACGGATTGGAAGCAACAATTTCCGCGTGCGTCTGCTTGCAGCCTATGTAAAGGGCAAAACGTACGCTGCAAAGGTCGAAGTGAAAAAAGCCGAAATCGTCTGCGGTACTTGCAACAAGAATTTTGGCACGTACTCCATTTATAACATTGAGCAGGCATCTGAATCCAAGACTTTTAAAATCACCGAGCAAAACGGGAAATATAGTCTTGCTATCAACGGCAAGACGGATCCCCGCTTTTTGTTTGATGTCAAGGAACCTACATACAGCTTTGGCGATGGAAAAAACTACGGCATTACATGGGACATCTTGCAGAGTGAGCTGGTTGAAAAGTACGGCGGATATCTGGTGCTGCGCCATGCAGAGGATCCTAACGGAAAACCGCGCCGGTATCTGGACTATCTGCAGGCGATCACCGATAAAAACACCCAGACGGTGGCTTTTGGAACAAACTTGCTGGATTTGACCAGCAACGTCAAAGCAGAGGATATCTACACGCGGGTGATCGCGGTAGGTGCCAAAAAGATAACATGGCTTGTTTTTTCGTGGGGCGAGACCATCACAGAAACCGCAAACGATCTGGCTGCGCAAAAGCTTTTTGGCATCATCACAAAAGTGATCTTTATTGAAGGCATCGAAAGCACGCCGCAGTCTTTGCTGGATGCGGCAGAGGAAGAACTTGCCAAAAATCTGCGCTATCTGAACGGCATGACGGTCAAAGCAGTCGATCTGAAAGACGCTGATATTGATGTCAGCCGTATTGCAATTGGAAAGCAAACACACATTTTCTCTGCACCGCATGGTGTAGATACCTGGTTGCTGTGTTCCAAGCTTGTTGAGCCGTTGGATTCGCCGGATAAAAAGGAGTTTACATTTGGCACTGAGTTTTCCAGCATCAGCGACCTGCAGGCTTTGAGTGCACGCAAAGCGTCCGATGCTTACGATTTGAGTCGATCGCTCAAAGGGTACATGTCAGGTTAATGAGACAGGAGGTGTTTTATGGATAAAACTTTTGACGAAGCCATTGCGGGAATTCGTAAGGCTGAGCGCGGCGTGGAAGTCCGTGAGGACATCGCACAGGGCATGGAGTACGTCAAGCAGTACGCCGAGGAAGTGACAGACCAGCAGCAGGCCGCTTTGCAGGCCGCTCAGACCGCCACCGGAGCAGCCAGCACCGCGACGAAAAAGGCCGCAGCAGCTGCAGAGAGCGAAAGCGCCGCCCGGACCTCCGCCGCCGAAGCAGCCCAAAGCGAACGGTCAGCGTCCGCAGACGCAAAGAGCGCGGGAAGCTCTGCCGCTTCTGCCGAAGAAAGTGCGAACAGGGCTGCGGCCATCGTGAGCACCGACAAGACGCTAAGCGTCGAGGGTGCTCCGGCTGACGCAAAAGCTGTTGGCAATGCGCTGAAAGGCATCAAGCTCCCTATTGCCACCGCCACCACGCTGGGCGGCGTGAAGGTGGGCAGCGGTCTGACGGTCGATGCGGACGGAACGCTTTCTGCGGACAGCGCTTTGGCTGCCTACCCCGTTGGCAGTATTTTTCAAACAGTCAGCACTACCAGCCCTGCCGCCCTGTTTGGCGGCACATGGGAGCAGATCGCATCGGACCGCG